CAATAGCTCCCAATATCAATTGTTCTTGGTAACCCACTCATGTTTCGCGTGAATATTAAAATTCAATAATTAATTCAATAATTAGATGTAATAATTATAATTTATTTTAATTAAAATCATTTTTTTAAAAATTTTCCATTTTTTTAATAAAAAAATAAAAGAGTTTGCGAATTATTTTAATCTGGTGTTTTTTAGGGTTTAATATTGAGTTTTATTTAATTATATTAATTGGAATTAGAATCGCAATCGTATTCAATAAATTGGAACATTCTTGACGGATGCATTGTTTTCATAATTAATTCTTCAAATATATAATTGTGAAAATAGGTTTTATGTATATTGAATAACTCTTTAATTTCATTTTCTATAATGGTTAATATTTTTTTAGAAGATTTATTTAGTTTAGTAAGATTTCCAATACTTTCAGGTAAAGTAGTTAATTTATTATTATTTAAATAAAATACAGTTAATTGAGTAAGATTTCCAATGCTTTCAGGTAAAGTAGTCAAGTTATTGAAAGCTAAATGAAGATGAGATAACTGAGTAAGATTTCCAATACTTTCAGGTAAAGTAGTTAAGTTATTATGTATTAAATGAAGATGAGTTAATTTAGTAAGATTTCCAATGCTTTCAGGTAAAGTAGTAAATTGATTATTATATAAATAGAGAACAGTTAATTGAGTAAGATTCCCAATACTTTCAGGTAAAGTAGATAATTGATTATCACATAATCTAAGATTAATTAATTGAGTAAGATTTCCAATGCTTTCAGGTAAAGTAGTTAATTGATTATTATATAAATGAAGATAAGTTAATTTAGTAAGATTTCCAATGCTTTCAGGTAAAGTAGTCAATTTATTATTTTCTAAATAAAGTTCAGTTAATTGAGTAAGATTGCCAATACTTTCTGGTAAAGTAGTTATTTGATTATGAGATAAATCAATACGAGTTAATTGAGTAAGATTTCCAATGAGAGCTGTGCTCTTGCCAATGCTTTCAGGTAAAGTAGTTAATTTATTGAAATATAAATTAAGATGGGTTAATTGAGTAAGATTACAAATACTTTCAGGTAAAGTAGTTAATTGATTATTATTTAAATAGAGAACAGTTAATTGAGTAAGATTGCCAATACTTTCAGGTAAAGTAGTTAATTGATTATTATTTAAATCAATTGTATTTAATTGAGTAAGATTTTCAATGCTTTCGGGTAAAGTAGTTAATTTATTTAAATCTAAATTAAGTTTAGTAACAGATGTATTTATAGGCATTCCATTATTAATCCATTCTTGGTATTCAGTAATTGTCCATTCCATATTATTTTATTGTTAGCTTTGTGTTCATAAAAGTATAATTGTAATATACAAATCATTTTTTTAATACATTTTACAAGGAAAAATTAAAACAATATAAAATAATATTATTATTATTATAATATATATTATTGTATTATATTAGATATGGAATTAGAAAAATTGTCTGATGAATTAAATAATTTAATTAATGGAGACGATAATAATAACAATACATTGATAAAAAATAATGAAATAGAAAAATTAGGTGGTGATGATACCAATGATACGGACGAAAAAGTATATTTATTGCCAAATGTAACTGTAACCAACATTATGGATAATTTACCTGTTGAAACAAGCAAAGAAATAATAGATAATCAAACCTTTAAAAATATTGGTTATAATATATTGGATACTTATTTCAAAGAAAATCCCGATTATTTAGTAAAACATCATTTAGATTCGTATAATAATTTTTTAGTTGGTGGTGGCATTCAAAACATTTTTAATGAAAACAATCCCATTATTTACCACGAACGTAACGTAGTTGAAAAAAAAGAGGAATATATTAATTCGTTGACGATTTATTTAGGTGGAAAAAATGGTGATAAAATATATTACGGAAAACCAATTATTTATGATGATACACATTCGCATTATATGTATCCAAATGATGCACGCATAAGAAATATGTCTTATGGAATAGCGATTTATTATGATGTAGAAATAGATGTAAGTTTTTTTAATGATTCAAATAAAGAAGAAGTGGAAACCATTTTATTAGAAAAGGTATATTTGGGTAAATTTCCAATAATGGTAAAATCAAAATTGTGTGTATTAAATGGGTTACCAAAGGAAGTATGTTTTAATATGGGAGAATGTAGAAATGATTATGGAGGTTATTTTATAATTGATGGAAAGGAAAAAGTAATTGTATCTCAGGAAAAATTTGCGGATAATATGTTGTATATTCGCCAATATAAATTAAAAGATAGTCCAAAATATAGCGTATCATCTGAAATTCGCTCCATATCGGAGGATACATCAAAACCATTACGAACAGTATCCATAAAAATGGTAACCGAAACGGATGCTAATGATTATGCTAATAATATAGTAGTAATGGTACCTAATGTAAAGACACCAATTCCATTATTTATTGTAATGCGTGCTTTGGGTGTTATATCAGACAAAGATATTATAGATACTTGTTTATTAGATAGGGAAAAATATAGTGAATTTACAGGAGCATTTTTGTCATCTATTCATGATGCTTCAAATATATATACGCAAGATATGGCTATTGAATATATATCATTATTTACAAAATATGTAGGAAATCATAATTATACCCGATTAATATTGTCTGATTTTTTATTACCCCACTTGGGAGAATTAACTTTTGCCAAGAAAGCCAAGTTTTTAGGATATATGACATTTAAATTATTACGAGTATATTTTAATATTGATAAGCCAACAGACCGAGATAATTATAAATATAAGCGAGTAGAATTAAGTGGTACCTTGATGTATTCTCTTTTCCGTGATTATTGGTTGTTAGAAAAACAAAAGATTTTGTTAGAAATTGATACCGAATATAATACCAATATGATTAATTACAATAATAATATAACTGATTTTAAAAATTTAGTATTATTAAATGCTACCAATATTTTCAAACATAAATTAACAGAAAATGGATTTAAAAAGGCATTCAAGGGAAATTGGGGAGCACATTCACATACTAAACGAATAGGCGTTATACAAGATTTAAATAGATTAAGTTGGAACGCAAGCATGTCCCATTTACGAAAAACTAATTTAGAAATGCCCGGAGGGGCGAAAGTTATTGCTCCCAGACATTTACATGGTTCCCAGTGGGGATTTATGGACCCAGTGGATACACCAGATGGTGGTAATGTTGGTTTTCATAAGCATTTAGCATTAAGCACACATATTACAAGTGGTGTTTCATCGGGTAAAATAATGGATTGGTGGGGATTTTACAATCCACCATTTGAATCAACCTTTTATAGTTTGGAAAACAGTAGTTTTGAAGAATTAGCAAACACAACTAAATTATTTATAAATGGTGATTGGATTGGTAATATTAATGAACCTTTAAAAACAGTAGAATATTTCAAATTATGTCGTAATAATGGTTTAATTGACACTTATACAAGTATATCTTTTCAATATACGATGAATGAATTATATGTATATACTGATGCGGGTAGATTAATTCGTCCTATATATGCCTTGACACATTTACATCAGTTTGATAGTAATAAAGTTATACAATTTTTAAAAGATATTGATAATTATGATAATTATACACTTGATGATAATAATAAAAATCGCCAAAAAAAATCAATAACTAATGTTGATAATAGTGATGAAAATAATAATGATGTAGAGATAGATAATAATCAAAAGAATAAATGGTTAAAAATAATAACGGGCACGAGTTCGCACAGTATTAATCATAATTTAGACCCAACAGATGAAACCTTGACAGTAAAATATTTATATAAACACCAAGGAATTGTAAGTTATTTGGATAATGCTGAACAAGATATAGCATATATTGCTACTAAATATCCATTGCCAACAATGGATAATAATACAGTAAATAGCGTACCAAAATATACGCATTTGGAAATTGATAATTCATTATTATTTGGAGTAATGGGAAATCAGGTGATTTTTCCGGAACATAATCCATTGCCCCGTGATGCATTTTCGTGTGGTCAAAGTAGGCAAGCGGTATCAATGTATCATACTAATTTTCAAGTAAGAATGGATAAAATGGCGGTAGTATTAAATTACGGACAAACACCCCTTATTAAATCCCGATATTTAAAATATTTTAATAATGAAGACAATGTGTATGGTGTAAATGCTTTGGTTGCTATTATGTGTTATACCAGTTACAATGTAGAAGATGCTATTTTAATTAACCAGGGTGCAATTGACAGAGGCTTATTTTCCACAACATATTCCACAGTATATCAGGCACATGAGGAACAAGCAAATGACCAAGATATAGTAAGTAATACTACATTTGCGAATGTAATGAACCAACCCAATGTAAGTGGATTAAAGCCTGGATATGATTATAGTTATTTGGATGAAAATGGATTAATTAAGGAAGGTACATTGGTTCATGATAAAATGGTAATGATTGGAAAAATATCAACATCAACTGATGGATTAAATACAGTTACTGATAATTCAGTTTTTACGAAAAAAGGTCAAAAGGGTATAGTAGATAAGGTATTCATTACAGAGGGTGAAGAGGGATATAGAATTGCCAAGATAAAAGTAACTGAATTGCGAGTGCCTGCTATGGGTGATAAAATGGCATCCAGAGCAGGACAAAAGGGAACAATTGGATTAATTATACCTGAGCATAAGATGCCTTTTACGGAAGAGGGTGTAAAACCTGATTTAATTATAAATCCGCATGCGTTGCCTTCAAGAATGACTATTGGTCAATTGTTGGAATGTTTGATAGGAATGGGTGTAGTTCAAAAGGGTTGTTTTGGAAATTGTACAGCATTTTTAAATCAGGGAGCAAATATAGTAAATTGGGGAAAATTATTAAGTTCATATGGATATCAGTCAAAGGGGGAACATGTGATGTATAATGGATTTACAGGTAAGCAGGTAATTTCCAATATATTTATGGGACCAACGTATTATATGCGATTAAAGCATATGGTGAAAGATAAGATAAATCACCGAACTCATGGACCCAGAAATATAATGACAAGGCAGACTATTGGTGGTCGTGCTGATGATGGAGGGTTGCGTATTGGAGAGATGGAACGTGATAGTATATTGGGTCATGGAGCATCGTCCTTTTTGAATGATTCATTTATGACAAGAGGAGATGAATTTTTTATGGCGGTGTGTAATAAAACAGGTTGTGCTGCGGTATATAATGAAAGTCAAAATTTAATGATAAGTCCAGTAGCAGATGGACCCTTGAAATTCACACAAAATGTGGCGAATGATTCGTTTCAGGTGGATAACTTGTCTAAATTTGGGCGAAGTTTTAGTATATTACGTATTCCTTATTCTTTTAAATTATTGATTCAGGAATTACAAATGTTTAATGTGCAAATGCGTATAATTACTGATGATAATATACATAAATTATTACCTTTGGATTATTCTGAAAATATGAACACAATTATGACAGATTATAAGAATTTTATGAATGCTGATAGAGTAAATAGTTTGCATAATATTGTTGATTTATCCAAAATTGCCAATAATAAATATGAAACACCCAAGAAAAACAAGAAATCCCCCGCAAAAGTATCCGATTTAGAAGTATCCGACATTAATAAAGTATCCGATGATAAAGAAAGCGATTTAGAAGTATCCGACAATGAAGTATCCGATAATGAAGTATCCGGTGATAAAGACAGCGATTTAGAAGTATCCGATATTGAAGAAAGCGATATTGAAGTATCCGATATTGAAGTATCCGATAATGAAGTATCCGATAATGAAGAAAGTGATTTTACACCAACCAAGTCAAAACACGAAGATTATGTGTTGAATAATATTGATGAAACCGAATTGCCATACGCACCTTATTCACCAGCTTATGAACCAGAAAATAATGCGAATGAAATTAATAATATCAATGATAATACTGGTTCTCCTGGATTTATGTTTACGGGAGGTAATCATATGCACGGTAATCAAATGCATGGTAATCAAATGCAAGGTAATCATATGCACGGTAATCAAATGCACGGTAATCAAATGTATATTGAAAAACCATCGGTATCTTTTACACCTGAAACTGTATTTGTGGAAGGTCAATCTGGTGAAGATGATGGACATAATGAAAAATTAACAATAATGGATAATTATACCGGAAATATTGTGTTTGATACCAATTTAAATACTGAATTAAATGGAGCTACTAATATTGATATGGATTCCATACATTCAATTGATAATAATAATAATAATAATAATAATAATAATAATGAAAAAGAAATAAATAATGATTTGGATATATTAAAAGTATCTGATTTACAACCAATAACTTTTGATGATTTTCCATTGGTAAATGATAATGATAGCAATGGTGAAGAAACTAATAATAAAATTATCAAATTAGATATTTAAAAAAGGGTATTATAATCCCCTAAATTCCTAATTATGAATAAAAAATAAAAATATTTAACTTAAAAATACTTAAATATATTTATACGTGTATATATATAAGTATATTAATACCTATACATTATACTATTTTATCATGTCTTCTTTGCTAACATCCACTGATTCAAGATATGTAATGTTTCCTATTTTAGATGATGATATATGGCAAATGTATAAAAAACAAGTCAATTCATTTTGGAGAGCAGAAGAAATTGATTTAACCACTGACTTGGCAGATTGGAAAAATTTAACTGACAATGAACAATATTTTATTAAAATGATATTAGCATTTTTTGCCGCAAGTGACGGAATTGTATTGGAAAACTTGGCAGCACGGTTTATGATGGACGTACAATTGGCGGAGGCTCGTGCTTTCTATGGATTTCAAATTGCTATGGAAAATATTCACAGTGAAACATATTCATTGCTTATTGATACATATATTGATAATGAAAAAGACAAACATAAATTATTTACTGCTTTGGATAATTTCCCTTGTATCGCCAAAAAAGCCGAGTGGGCTAAAAAATGGATTCATGATATTAATTCTTCTTTTGAAACACGAATAATTGCCTTTGCTTGTGTAGAAGGTATCTTTTTCAGTGGTGCCTTTTGTAGTATTTATTGGCTAAAAAAGCGTGGTATTTTACACGGTCTTACTTTTTCAAATGAATTAATTGCTCGTGATGAAGCATTACATACGGAATTTGCTATTTTATTACACAATAAGTTGCAAATGGAAACGAATAAAACTTCTATAATAGCAAAGGAACACGAAAAACAAATACATGAAATTATTAAAGAGGCAACTGAAATTGAGATGGAATTTATTGGAGAAGCGTTGCCTTGTAATTTAATTGGAATGAATGCAACAATGATGAGTCAATATATTAAATTTATAGCAGATAGATTGGCATTACAATTAAATGCTGCGAAAATTTATAATGCAACAAATCCGTTTGAATTTATGGATTTTATTTCATTGGAAACAAAGACTAATTTTTTTGAAAGAAAAGTAAGTAGTTATGCGTTGGCAAATAAAACGAATGATGGTAGTATATTTGATGAAAATGCTTATTTTTAATTTTTATATAAAACAAAAATACTTGATTTAGAAAATAATAACTTGACTACTTTATCTGTAAGTATTTGAAATCTTACACAATTAACTTGGTTTGATTTAAATAATAATAAATTAACTACTTTGCCTGAAATCATTGGCAAGAGCACAGCTCTCATTGTAAATCTTACTAAATTAACTGTATTTGATTATATATATATATATTATAGATAATTATAACTATAAAATCAAATAAAAAATAAAATTATTTTTTTTTAAAATATTTTCAAAATAAATAATATGAATATTAAACAAATACAGTTTTTGTTCCGCCATCATAAACATAAGCATAATTATGTTCAAGTAACCAATCAGATACATTAATATGTTTAGCATTATCTTTAACAATAATTTCTACTAAAAGACGTCCATATTTATCAAATTTACCACATTCAATAATAACTTCCTGGTTTAAAATAAATTCGCGTAATTTATTACGAACAAATAAACCCCTTTCCTTTTCTTCCGTATTTTTTGTTCTAATTTCGGGTGTATCTACACGCAACAACCTACATTTCCATTTATAACACGCATTATTTTTAAATAAATTACATTTAAAAATAACAGTCACTGTATCTCCATCATATACATCAATCACTGTACCTAAAAAATTATGTCCATTCAAGGAAAATAATTCATATGATTGTTGATTAATATTACTAAACTCATTTTCAATTTTAACATTTTTTAATTTATTACTGTAACAAATTCCCATATTATATTAAATATTACTATTATTATTAAATAACAATCATTATAATTATAATCATTTTTTTATTAGAACGGCATCACTTTAAAGGGTTGAATATGGAACATTGTTTCCCCCACGGTCAGCTAAATAATTAATCTGATTGGTTGTCATACAAGCACATCCATCGGCATTGGAATAAGTGGATGGACAGCATTCAGGCTTGAATTTTGTTTTTTCAAACATTAGTGGGTCTTTTGAAAGGGGTTCATTAGGTGTAATGGTATTGGGATTTTTTAAATACCAAGAACTGGGTGGATTCGTTTTATTTATCTGCGATTTGCCTAATTTAGAACCTGTTAATGTAGATTCCGACATTCCCTTTAATTCTATTGTTTTTGAAGGAGTATAATCATTCACGGTATTTGCCAATTTATTAGCTAATTCAAATCCTTCCTGGATAGTTAGATTACTACAACCAAAACACATTGAATTTACAATTATCCATAACAAAATAGCAATACAAATAACCATAGACACTGATTTCCACGACATATTAGTAATTGATTTAATAATATTATTCATTACAAAAGTGTATATATTATATGTTAATATATTTTTATTTTTTTAATGGTAATTATTTTAATTTGGTGTTTATTTTTATTTTATTATATTTTATTATATTTTATTAAATTTTATTAAATAATAAAAAATACTTTTATTATATATAAAAATATATAAAATATATAATAAATATGAAATTAGTACATTCTAAATATAAACTCATAATGTCTATAATTTTATTTTGTTTAATTTATTACATTACTATCGCCTTGAAACCATCTTTTCTTTTCACAGAAGATAATGTTCCACGACAGTTTGGTGTTGGGTTTGAAAATAAAACAATATTACCCATATGGATGTATGTTATTTTGTTAGCAATTGCTTGTTATATGATTATGTTATTTAGCACTCATTACATTACCGTGGAGTTTCATTAATTAATTAAATTAAAAATACTTTCTTTAAAAGAACTGTTACACATTTCATCCTTTGTAATTTTTTTACATCTGTTAGCAAATTCTTTTAAATTAAATGTTCCACGAACATCACTCATTTTCTTACCTTTATATAAAAACATCACTTCATCATTTATAATATTACACATCATTTCTTCATTATAATTAAAATATTTATCCATATATTTTAATACGTCACAAGCATATGTTTTGGCAATATATGCGTTATCCATATATTCACCCTTTTTCAAATTTAAAAATGCTTTTCCTAAATTAGTATGTGGCTTTTTATAATTATTTATATACATAATAGAAAATGTTTGGCAAAAATTATGAGTATCACGCATTTGAATTCCACGCTTATATGAATCCCATAATTCAATACCATCAGTAGTTGCTGTAAAATGTGTTGCATTTTCATTTTTACCATAATATATTGCTGATTTACCTGGAATCAAATCATTCCCTGGTTTTGTAGAATATTTAGTTTTAACCATATCTACTCCAAGTACATCCGTTACATATGTTTCTCCTATAATACCACCCATTAAAGAAATTAAAACTGATAAATAAGATTCTACTACTGATTCACCAACATCAGTTGGATATATTCCAAACAAATCAGTATTTAACGATTTATGTTGTGTTACGCGTTTTTTTGCGGTTTTATTTGACGATGATTTACGTTTTTTACTAACTGTTGTTGATGATGTATTATTAATTTTATGCGGTCTTACTCGTTTTTTTGCTGTTTTACTTAAAGCTGATTTAATTGTAGATGATTTATTTTTACGTTTTTTACTAACTGTTGTTTTTGATGTATTATTAATGGAATTATTATTGTTAATATTCATATAATTTTGAATATGTATAATATATATATATATATAATATAATTTGTGTATTTATAAAAAAAATTAATCTGCTATTTTAATTATTTTTATTGGTTTGTTTTATTTTTTATATTTAATTGTTTTTTTCCATAATAATATTGTTAATTTGTGAAAGCCAGTTTTGAAACATATCCTCTGATTCATGAATATTTTGATTTCCATTTAAAATAGTAATTTTAGATTGTCTAAAATTGCCAAGCATTTCAGCATAACAATTATCGCAATTTTGCAAATATTCCATAGAAATGTTTTCTTCTCCCGACCTATTTCTAATTTTAATCCTTTCTTTGCAAATAGTTGGGCTGGTATTAATATATACAATCGCATATAAATTACAACAATTATTATTTTTTGTAAATAAATCAAACAATTGCTTATAAATAACATATTCTACGGATTCCAAATCATTAGAATCATTCAACATTTTTGCGAAAACACATTTATCAGTATATACACTCCGTTCAATAATAATTACAGCATTTTTCGGTGCGTTTTTAATAGCGGTTTGTAAAGCATTAATACGTGAGATAAAACATAAAATTTGAAATGAAAACGCATATTTTTTTGTATTTTCGTAAAACAATTCCAACATTGATGAATTATCCTCATTTTTTATAGATTCCCATACAGATACAGGTTCAGGAACAAAAATAACTGGTCTATTACAATCAGAACCAATATTATTATTATTTTGATAATATTCCTTTAATTTTTGAATAAACGTGGATTTTCCCGAACCAATATTGCCATCAATTGAAAGTACAAAAGGCATTTTAATATATAACTTACTTTTTGCTTATAATATATAACCATTTTTTTTATTTCATTTTTTTAGGGCAATATGAATACATCATTAACATATTTATACCAGATTAAAATAATTCACAAACCCTTTTATTTTTTTATTAAAAAATGATTTTTACATTACAATTATACTTTATGAACACAAATATAACAATAAAATAATATGGAATGGACAATTACTGAATACCAAGAATGGATTAATAATGGAATGCCTATAAATACATCTGTTACTAAACTTAATTTATTTTCCAATAACTTGACTACTTTACCTGAAAGCATTGGCAAGAGCACAGCTCTCATTGTAAATCTTACTCAATTGGGTAATTATTCTAAAAAAAAATTAACAATTATAGAAAATGAAATTAAGGAGTTATTCAATATACATAAAAACTATTTTCACAATTATATATTTGAAGAATTAATTATGAAAACTATGCATCCGTCAAGAATGTCCCAATTTATTGAATACGATAGCGATTCTGATTCCAATTAATATAATAAATAAAAACACCAGATTAAAATAATTCGCAAACACTTTTGTTTTTTAGTTTTTTATTATATGATAATTTATAACAGCAACAATATTAATATTAAATAAAAAGCCGTTGAATTAACCATATTATAATCAATATCATTTTCTACAATTGTATCAATAATCATTATTGTTGAATTATTAAAAAATGTTTGGTTGTAATTCATATTGTTTTATGGGTATGTTAATAATAAGTATTCTTCACCAAATCATTTTTTTCATTATTATTTATTTACTTTTTACAATTAAATATTATAATTAAATATTATAATTAAATATTATAATTAAATATTATAACTTACTTAAAGTTATGTTTATTAATAAATATATACATTTGCTCATAAAATGTGGGTTTTAGAAATAGATTATCGTGAATCGGCATTAATTTCCTTGGTACAATCAATTATAAAAGACTTGCCTGATAATAAAAAACAATTATATGTTTTAGAAACACCCAATTTATTAATTGGAGATATTGTAATGAAAAAAGATGGTATAATTAAATTAATAATTGAACGCAAATCATTAAGTGATTTATATAGTAGTATTCGTGATGGACGATATAAAGAACAATCTTATCGTTTGAATGAATATGATTTACCAAATCATAATATTATTTATCTTTTGGAAGGTTGTTATGATAATACTACGAAACCCATAAATAATAATAAAAGCAGAACAAAAAAACAAACTTATGTATCTAAAATTAAAGTTACAAATAAAAATATAAATAATTGTTTAATTAGTTGTGATAGTGATGATGATGATGATAATAATAATAATAGTAATAATAGTAATAATAGTAATATTATTATTAAGGGAGAACCAAAAAACATAACGAATAATTATAATGATAATGATATGTATGATATTCCGTGTCAAATCTTATATTCTGCTATTTTTTCATTAAATGTAGTAAAAGGGTTTAGTGTGCACAGAACGTTGTCATTACAAGATACTGCTAATTATATTACATCTTTTATGAATAAAATAATAAAAGAAGAAGAACCTATTTATAATAATAATAATAATAATAATAATAATAATAATAATAATTCGGAGCAAAATAATGATTATACAAAAAACCTACAAGTAAAAACAAAAAAATCTTACATTACTCCTGAAAATATACATATTGTTATGCTTACACAAATACCTGGTGTAAGTAATTATATAGCCCAATCTTTATTAAAAGAAGTTGGTTCTTGGCAAAAATTATTAAGAATATCAAAAAAAATGGAAGATGAAATGAATTTAAATGATATATATTTGCCAATGGAAAAAACACCATATAAAAAAAAGAAATTAAGTAAGAATATATGTGAAAATTTGGAATTATTTTTAAAAGAAATGTAATTTTAGTATTAGTATAAGTATAATTAATTATAAACAATTATAAATAATTATAAGTTGTAAGTTTTACATTTTAAAATAAAAAATTATTAACGAGAATATTTACCGATGCGCACGCAATTATCCAACATCATAATTACAAAAATACCTAAAAATCCAAACATTGCCATTTCTTCATATACATGCTTTGTTTTATTATCCTGTTGTTCTTCCAATAATTTAATAATGTAATTTAATTTTTCAATTGTAGGTGTTGTTCTACTAAAATTACTCATATTACTTATATTATTATTACTATTTTTTTTGTGTAATTTCATAATATTGGTGTTTAATATTGGTGTTTGTTGCTGTTGTTGTTCCTTAAATTGAATTGTTTCGGTATATTTATTAGGATTAAAATTTACCATTGTATCATCTTCATTTGATGTGGATAATTTGGATAATTTTTTTTTATTTGAATAAGGTATCAATCCAACCTTTTCTAATATAGTTGGACCATTATAACCATTGTCGCTGTCATTGCTGTCATTATTATTATTTTCAAACGATTCATATGGTTTATTGGAACCATTTAAATCATAGCGATTATTTGTGGTTGTTGATGGTGTAAATAATAAATTATCATAAGCATTATTATTATTATTATTATTTTCATCATCACTATCATCTTTATCATTATTTGAATGGATTGTAGATGATATGGAATTTAATTTTTTATAAACTTCATTATTATCATCCATTATTATATATAATACACATTACATTATAATTTGTAACATATTAAATAATTTTTATATTATAAATTGTAATTATTTATTATTTTTATTTTGTTCGTTTTTTGTTTAATATATTTTTTTTGATTTTTTGATTTTAAATTTCATACATATTGACTTATTATACTATGTACATAAATTTATTTTTATTTTATTTGTTTTTTCTCTTATTTTTTGTTATCTATCTTTAAGTCAATTATATTTATTAGATTTATTTTAACCATATAATTTTTTGATTTATATTTACGATTTTTGTTTATAGGTTGTGTTTTTTTAGATTTATTGGAAACTCCATTATTGTAAGGAGCATGATAATCGAAGGACAATTAGCACCAGCAACACAAGTAGAATCAGTATTTACTTTTTCTATAATACTCCTACATTAACTTATTTAACACCGGTTCATAATAAATGTTTAAGAAAAAATAATATATTATATAATCGTATAATATATATTATATCTTTTTATAAAAATAAATAAATGTCGTGTTTAGGTCCAAATTATAACCCTGTTCCATCAAGACAATGGAGTCGTGTTCAAAATCCATTACCAAATAATGATAATATTGATGATTTAAACGCTCATTATGCTATCAATCAAATGAAAATAAAAGGAAACGTATTACAATATTATAAAAATGCGAATGAAGATACAACTGCGTTATCCTATTTAAAAAATAACATAAAATCATTAAGTACCCAGGGTCATCAATATACTAATCCAAATATTCGCAATTATGAAAGAATTGATTACATTAATGTAGATAGTGTAACCGGTGAAATTACCGACCAAACAAATTATTGCCCCACTTATACTATGCCTACTAATAATACCTTACCAAATTCAACCCCATTACCAGTAGAACCGCCGAAATCATTACCACCACCACCTGCTGAAACAAAAACATCTACTTTTACGGTGGTTACACCGAATAAACCAGCAAATCACATATCAATAATAACAAATGGAAATATGCTGTGTAACCGCATTGTCCATAAATGCACACAATTACCAGTGGATAATGGTCTAATTCCGGTAAATAACCGAAAGGTATGTAATCCTACCACATCATCCAACGTACCTGGAAAAATCATACCATTATGTTTTAATCGCGACAAGGATTGGGTAATGCGTAGTCCGCATAATATGTCAAGACTAACTATGAATAATAGTGGAAATAAGTGGTCTATTGGAGAAAAAAATATATACATTGCTTAATTTTTTATTTATTAATATAATATGAATTAATCATATTCGCAATCTATAAATTGAGACATTTTTGAAGGAATTAATATTTATTTTAACTTTATATTTATTGTGCTTTATGAAAATTCTTCTTTTGCCCGTTGTACTAAGTTTATAATGTTTGAATCCGTGTAAAAAGAATAAAACGATGACATAATTTTGCCTATATTATGTCCATGAATTAATATGTTGAATGTTGGATTATTTAATTTTAATAATTTATATTCTTCATATATTTTTTTAATTGAATCATACATATGATATTTATTATCATTACTCTTATCACTATTTTTATACTTGCTTATTATTAAGGAAAATAAAATATAATTATCATGCATTTTATTATAAATATTATGTATATTCATGTAACATTTTATACCAGCTGAAATGCTTGTATAATTAACATATAGTAAGTAAAACGCATATAAAATAGTTGTAATAATAATTTTATATTCATATGTTCGTGATGTAATTAAATTACGCACGGAATTCAAAATATAAATTAATTTGTTAGATTTTCCCAATATTTTTTCTAAATTATCAATATAATTAATATAATTAGCAAATAAATCATTTTTCGTATAGTTTGATGAAAATAAAAAAGGCATTAAAATAATAATAAATGAAATAAAAAAATAAATAGGTATAAGTAATAAATAATAAGCAGATGTATATTTTAAATATTTGGAATTTGTATTTAAAAAATCCAATTGCTCAATATCTAAAAAATGATAAGTTTGTTTAAAATTTTTTAATTGTAGCATTGATTGTATGTTTTCAAATCCCTTGTGTATTATTTTATTACGAATATATGTTTTATCTATCAGTTCCATTAATTATTAATTATATATATTGATGATTATTTTTTATAATAAAATAATACTAATTAATTGATTTTATACATTTGGATATTTGTAAATAAATTCTAAAATAATAAAATGAATTATTACAAATGGAATGATTTAAATTATATCTTTTAATATACACAACATAATTAACATAATTAACATAATTAACATAATTAACATAATTAATAATTAATCTTGATTTATATAATTATCATCATTTTATTGATAAATAATAAAATTTATATAATTTTATATTAAATATTTACATATTTAATATGAAACAGGTTTTATTTTTTTAGCATTTAATATTTATATATTTATTTAATATTTATATATTTATTTAATATTTATATATTTATTTAATATTTATTTAATATTTATTTAATATTTATTTAATATTTATTTAATTATTTTTTTTAAAAAATTTACTTTTTATCCTCAAATAATTGCTTATTTACCAATCTACTTACTCCGTGGTCATTATTCTTATCCATTACAACATCATCAGTATCCAACAAATTTTCCATCTTATCATCACTTAACATTTGATTGGTACTTACCAAATTACCATCCTTATCAATCGTCTGTGATAATACATTTCGGGATTCCATTGCCTTCTTAACATTCTCCTCTATCATCTTACGCTTAATATCAGCACGACGCTCTTCCTCATGTTTAGCAGTTTCCTCCTGATTAATATAATACTCCTGCATTAACTTATTTAACTCAGGTTCATCATAAATATTCTTAGCATTTCCATTCTCGTGAGATAAACTATTAGGGTCAAAGGATACCCACTTTCCCACCTCACCAATCAAAATATTATGCTTCTTTGAATCAATCGTCTTAAACTTTGGTACCCATACATTTTTAGCATCATCTAAACTATTTCCAGCCCAACGTACCTTTAACCCACGTGTAGATGTTGTAAATGGCACCGCCTTTTTAAACCCCTCATCCAACTTATCCTCGTGTTGTGTTACAAAAAACTTATATTCTGCTTGGATTTCAGACTTGTTTAACTTTACCGATTCCTCGGGGTCCTTAACAAACTCATCCATATCACCCATAAGTGTATCAATATTTAAACTGTGCTTATACGCAATAAAATTCAAAAAATTCTGAAATTTTGACATTGATGTTGTAATATCCCAATACTTTAAAAATTGCTCAAATATATACTGGTCCTTAGTTTGAATTACCTTTTCAGGAGACACAAATGAAGCAATAAAATATTTAAGACCGGAAATTGGTTCATCCTCACCCAACATATCAACATATTCGGGGTTTGGAGACCCATCAGCAAGAGTTGGCAAATCAAATGGTTTAGTTACTCCCGACATTCTAATAATGCTATAATAATATCATTACAATAGTTTCCTTTAAGTCATATTTTTAAATGATAATTTATAATTGAAATATATAATTCATAAAAGAACAGTCTATATCTATCTATATTAAAAAACATATAATTATCAAATTTTTCATTTGTATATCATTTATATAAAAAAATGATTTTAAAATATAATAAATTTACATGTGTTAATTATAATTTACCAACGTATTAATGAAGTCTAAGAGCAATAATAATAATAATGCTTTTGTAGGAATGATAAATATTAGTAATACGTGTTATATTAATACATTTTTACAAATTATGAGTGTGTGTAAATTAGATAATTTATTAGAACCAATGATTGATTATATTAAAGAAATTGAAAAACCAAATTCAGATGTAAATATGGTGTTGGAATTATATAATATGTTGATGATTATGAAAGAAAATAAATATTCTCGTAATCCAATAAAAATAAAACCATATCGTTTTATAAAAACATTGCATGCTGTTGCTACACAAAAAAATAATGAATTGTTTTGTACTGTTGGTGACCAAAATGATGTTGGTGAATTGCTTATGTTTATATTTGAATCAGTACATAATGTTTTAAAAAGAACTGTGAATACTACTACCCATATAACAAATACAAATTTGGAATATACGAATGTTGATGAAAATGATATGAGTTTTATTAGAGTAGAAGATGTGTTGGAACATTCATTACAATCACCTATAATTCATAATGGAGGACATACATCTGCGTTGTTGGATGAATTTGGTGGAGTGGATATTCAGTTGGTGCTTAATACTGAAAAAAGTACGTGTAATTTAATATTCAACCCCTTTTATATATTAACCTTGTCAATTCCTGATAAAGCCGAGACTATATTGGATTGTTTGGAACATTATAAGGAATGTGAGGAAGTAGAATTACCAGGTCCAAATACAAGAAATAAACGTAAAATTATGAAAGTGAATACAATTACTAAAATGCCGAATATATTTATTATTATGTTGAACCGTTCAGATTATATTAATAATTGTAAAATAACCACTGAAATTGATGGATTATGTGACCAAGAAATTGATTTTGGAACATACTTGTTTCCTGAAATTATAAAAAACCAATCAAATATAAGTACAAAATATACTTTAATAGCAACGGCAAATCATTCAGGGATACATTCAAATAGCGGTCATTATTATGCCCATTTATTAGATACAAAGAATAATATTTGGTATAACGCAAATGATAATAATATATCACCAATTCTGAATGAATCAAATGATTCTATATTTACGGATGATACATATATGCTCTTTTATAAAAAAATATAATGAAAAATATAATTAAATAAATAAAAAAAGGAAAGAGTTTGCGAAACATTTATTGATATTATTTTTCACAAACTCTTTTTTTTATTATTAAATATTTTTAATATTTTTATTATTCAATAAAAAATAAATAATTTAATAATAATAATAATTAATATATAAATAAAGCAATATTATATGTATTATATTTATGTCCGTTGTATCTAATATTAGTGATGTTAGTGATGTTACTGATGATGGTTCAATTGAATCGCCTAAAACAGTATTAACCGTGTTGAAAAAAGAAGAATTGTCTGAATTATTAACTGCGTGGGGTGATAGTTTGGTAGAATTAAATAAAAGAAAACAATTAGTAAGGGAGCAAGATAAAAAACATAAATTATTATTTTCACGGATACAAGGTGTTTGTAAGGAATGTAATATTAATAATAATAGAATAGAAATTAATAATAAATCCTATAATTATTCTGAAACGTCGGTAAAACGAGGTATATCGGTTAAATATTTAAAAGAATTGCTTGAAAATAATGAAAAATATGCTAATATTAAAAATGAATTAATTGATAATATTAATAACAGGGAACGAATTGTAACTAACAAATTAACCATAGATTAATTAAGATTAATTAATACGGTAAATACTGTATTTTTATTGAAAAGATAATTATAATTATATGTTTAAATTAAATTGGTCAATAACATGGGACGTAAATTGATTAACAGTTGATAACATTTGTTTTTTTTCAATAAACAAATCACTAATTAATAGTTGGGCATTATTATATGAAATCCATTTTAAATTAGCCACTTCTTCTTGTTGAAATTTAAAAAGGTTAATTAACATTGATTGGTCATAGGGAATATAACCAATATAATATTTGTGTTTATACATTTTATAATTAGTACCATAATATATTTCTTCAAATGGTAATATATTATTGAATAATATTACGTCATTGATTGATATACCCGTTTCTTCTGTAAATTCTCTACTTGCACAATCTAAATCACTTTCATCTATATTTTTATGTCCTTTTGGAAATTCCCATTCTGTTTGTAAATAAGATGAATTACTATTTAAAATAATAGTATGTAATTGTGGTTTTATTTTATTGAATTTATATTCAGCCGAAATATATATGTTATTATTAATGCTGGTATTCCATAATTCACACCATAATGTTCTAAAAGGTTGAGTATATATTATTTGTTTTTCTTCCAATGTCATTTGATTAATTAATGTGTAAATACTTAATATATTAGTAATAGTATAATTACCTTTTATAAAATCAATATAACCATAACTATGTTTTTTATTAATCATTAAATATTCACAATTATTGTTTGGTAATATACGAAAACATATAATACCATAACTTAATATGGGCAATTTACAGGAATTAAATAAATGTCCGATCTTACCACAATTTTTACAAGATTTATGTGTATTTATATTCGTATTTATGTGTGTATTGGGTTCACCATTCATTAATACCCTTTTCCACATGTAAAAATTATATAATAATTATTATAATGTTTATAATTATATATTATTATTTGATTTGATTTGATATAGTATTGTAAAAATATGACATATATATATATATATAATAAAAATGTATGCGTTATACCTCATTGTGTCACATATATGACACATTTGGATATGATAAACAAACTATTGGTAAATATATATCAATTGAACCATATATTTTAAAATTATTTAACAAGGAATTATTAGAAAATCAATTAAATATAACGAATGTCAGTAAATTGTTATGGAATGGTAAGTATTATCAACACATAGAATATAGTATTGAGAATATGAAAAAATATTATTTAATGGCGATTAAATTAAATGATAGTAATGCGATGAATAATTTAGGATATTATTATCAATATATTGAAATAAATTACGACGAAATGAAAAAATATTATTTAATGGCGATTGATTATGATAATCATTATGCTATGTTTAATTTAGGTAATTATTATTTTTGTATAGAAGTAAATTATGAGAAAATGAAAAAATATTTTTTAATGGCAATTGAGTATGGTGATTATAGTGCCATGTATAATTTGGCACATTATTACCAAGTTATAGAAAAGGATTATGATAAAATGAAAAAATATTATTTAATGGCTATTAATCTAAACCATAGTGATTCAATGTATAATTTAGCATTGTATTATAGTAATGTGGAAAATAATTATGATGAAATGAAAAAATATTATTTAATGGGGATTGAATGTAATGATAGTGATTCAATGAATAATTTGGGACATTATTATGGTAACGTAGAAAATAACTATGATGAAATGAAAAAATATTATTTAATGGCGATTAAACATAATCATTGTTACACAATTAAAGAATGTATTAATAAAAATTATTACTATGATAATCTTTTGAAAGAAACTATCATTAATAAAAAATATAATATTTCAATGAAAGAAATATATTGTCCAATATTATTAGCAAATACAAATAAATGTTATGAAATTAAAAAATGTGGTCACGAATTTTCTCAAAGTGTAATTATGTTATCTATATGTCCTTTATGTAGATGTAATATATAAATATAAATATAAATATAAAACCCCATATTATAATAAATATTACAAATATAATTGATTTTTATTATTATTTATTATGTTAAAACGACTATTAAGTTATTTGTTAAAATAAATAATATATATGTTATTATATTATAATATATATATATGGATTCTAGAATACCACAAAACGATGATAATAATGCTGAAAATTCAGCCCGAAAACAAAAATTATTAAATTTATTATGTAATAAAACCCAACATAAAAACATACAATCATCAAACCAACAATTATATTCTTTATTGCGAAATACGATGAATGATGTGAATACTCACGTTAAAGAGGCTTCAGACCAAACCAATACAAATATAGTAGTAACTGATGTTAATAATAATATTAAACCTGTACATAGTAAAAAATCTAATTCTACTAAACAAATGGAAACTATCAATGAAAATGAATAATTTGTTTGTGTTTTTTTAGTAGCTAATTGTTGTAGTTAAAAAAAATGAAACTGAGAATTAAGATATTAATGTTTGGTTAAAAAATGAAAAATAATTTTATAAATGTAAATTTATAAAAAAATGAGGACCCCGATTTATGTCATAAATCATACCTATAAAATGCAAAAAAATGATTGTATTTTTTTACAATGTAAATTAGACTATTAAGTGATTGTTAGAGAATGTCGTACGCAATGAAAGTTATCCCTGCCCACAAGCTTGCCCATTATATTGACCAAAATTTGATTAAGTTTAATATTGGAAAAGATAAGGAAGGTCGTAGATTTGTCAAGATATATATTGATGAAAATGGCACCAAGAATGATATTGGTATTTCCACTCCTAATATGATGACTTGGGGAATTGCTGATTATGAGGATAATAAGCGTTTCAATCTAAACCTTCAATTTCCAAGAGAAGAAGATGAACATAAATCTGAAAAGACTGATGCATTTCTGGATGCTCTTAAAAAGTTGGAACAATATATTATTGATTTCGCATTTGCCAATGCCGTTCAATTGTTTCCTGCTAAGCCAGTAAAGACCAGAGATAGTGTTGAAGATGACAAGTTCCACGCAATTCTTAAATATAGAAAGGATCCTAAAACTAAGCAGTTGAATATGAAATCTGAGCCAACAATCAGTATCAAGGCTGTTAAGAATAAGGATAATGTGCCTGTATTTGATTTCCAAATTTTCCAGGAACCTATTACAAAGACTTCCAAGGCTATTTATAGTCTTACTGAGCCTAATGATATTGAGCCTAATGAGATTGTAGAGAAGATGATGACAGTAAAGACCCTATTCCATCTATCCAATCTTTGGGTTATTCAAGGAAAGGTAAGCACTTCTATGCAACTTGTTCAAGTAGTTATTCCTCAAAGTGCCGGTAGTTCTGATTTCAATGGATGTGTTATTATGGATGATGAAGCTGAGGAAGATGAGGAAGCTGATGAATCTGAGGAAGCTGAGGAAGCTGAGGAAGCTGAGGAAGCAGATGAATCTGAGGAAGCTGATGAATCTGAGGAAGCAGATGAATTAGAGGAAGAAGTGGTTGTGGAAGAAAAGGTAGCAGAAAAGCCTAAGAGAGCACCACGCAAAACAAAGTAAAAAACTGGAAAATAAAAATAATCATAAAAAATTGACTTAAAAATTAACCAAAAAAATTGACTAAAAAATGTAATTAATTAAAATAACTTTAAAAAATTTGACTAAAAATGTAATTAAAATAAAGTATCCATAGCTCAATTGGTTAGAGCATTGGTCTTATGAGCCAAAGGTTGTGAGTTCAAGTCTCACTGGATACATTTTTTTTGTAGTAGTAGTAGTAGTAGTAGTAGTAGTAGTAGTAGTAGTAGTAGTAGTAGTAGTATGTAATATTTAGTGTAAAATTAATTAAATTAATTGTATTGAAAAAACTACTTAAAGACAACTACTTATAATAAAGTATAATGTGGAAGAGGAACATTATTATTTAGGCACGGATTCCCGAGCGGTCAAAGGGGCGAGACTTAAGACCTCGTGCGGTAGCTTCGTGGGTTCGAATCCCACTTCGTGCAATTAGCATCCATAGCTCAATTGGTTAGAGCGTTGGTCTTATGAGCCAAAGGTTGTGAGTTCAAGTCTCACTGGATGCATCTTTTTTGCTGTTTATTTGCGGTAATTTCTGTAAATAAATAACAAAAAGACAATAATACCCGGTTAGCTCAGTTGGTAGAGCGCCAGCCTTTTAAGCTGGTGGTCAAGGGTTCAAGTCCCTTATCGGGTGGTTTTTTTATTATTAGTTAATAATTTTAATTAATGATAAAATGCTATTAAACATATTAGTTGTATATATATATTATCATATTTTTATTAAAAAATATGCAATCCATAATTTCAGCAATTTTAGAAGACGATTATCCCTATGAAATAAATCATGTTTCATTTTTGGCAAATGATGATAAGCATAACAATATTATTAATGAGTTTCCACCAATATATGTTATACATTTGGATAATCCTAAGTATTCAATCCGTTTGCGTTATATTACGTATGTATTTACAAAACTGCTAAAAATACCCTTTAAAATAATAAAAGTGTATCCACCATCGGCAAAAGTGTTATCATTATGTCCAAAACATATATTATCTGTGGGTGAAATTGGGTGTTATCTTAGTCATTTGCTTTGTTTTAAAATAGGATTGAAAAATGCTTATGATAATATGATTATATTGGAAGATGATGTGTTGTTTAGTAATACATTTATAACATCTTTTATTAAAACAATAAATACTATTAAAAGTAATAATTATATTGGTAAAAATCCTGATATGTGGATGTTAGGAGCAACTAATTATAAGGGTAACTTGCTAAAAGTGGAACAAAAAAAAGATAATATATATCAGCCGACGGTACATTCGCAAATAACAGGTACCCATGCTATTTATTATTCTTCCGCAGCATTACAATATTATTATACCGTAGCATCTAAAAATATAATATTTCCAATTGATTTTTATCTTCCAAAAATGTTTAAAAAATACAAGGGTAGTTGTTTCGCATCACATCCACCGTTATGTTTGCCAGAGATATATACAACCAGTATTAATTATAATATAATACCATTTAGTGCAAATGAATCAGTTTATTATTACAAAACATTGAATGGACTGCCTAATTTTGGAAAAGAATATATATATTTAATGTATCAATTATACGCAACAATTCCATTAACCCAATCTATACCAAATATACGTATAAGTATTGTGTGTAATATAAAAAAAATAATAATTAATTCACAAAAGAATATTAATTCTTTCAAGGTTCCACCGTTTCAAGAATATATTGCTTATTATCAACGATTTCCAGAAAATTGGACGGATTTTATATATTATTTACATAATTCGCAAACTCTTTTTTAAATGCGTTCATAAGCTGTTTTTTTCCCGTGACATTCTCTACATAAAGCGATTAGGTTATCAATTTCATTATTTCCACCGAATTGCAAACTATGAATGTGATCCACTTCAAACCATGCGTTTAATGTATTTTTACAATCGCCACATTGCCAGTTTTGTTTAGAAGCAACAATCTTTTTTTTTGTTTCACTTACACTTCGTTTTGTATTATTTTTAGAGTTCCCAGAGTTCCCAGAGTTCCCAGAGTTCCCAGAGTTCCCAGAGTTCCCAGAGTTCCCAGAGTTCCCAGAGTTCCCAGAGTTTTTAGGAAAAGATAAATTTGAATTTGATTGAATGAATTGTGATTTATATGGTTTTACTATTGAGTTTGTAGAAGATGACATTGGTGGAAACAAAGTATTTCCAATATTAAATAGATTTCCCCACATACTTTTATAAGATTTATCAATTGGTACATATTGAAAAGTATTATTCACATTTTTTAATAAATATTGCATTTTATAATTTGACGATGTACTTAGTGTATAATATACTACACATCCAATAATTAATACACCACCAATCTTGTATAATTTTTCATATTTTACAATTGCCATTTTATAAAAATTACTCATTCTATTCGTACAAATTTCATAAATAAATACCCCCATTATTATAATTAACCATAGTTCAAACCTCATTATATATTTTACATATATAATTATAATCACATTTTCAATATTTTCAAATAATATTTATTTTTTCATCAAATATTATTTTTTTATTAATCATATCATTTATTATTTCATTTATTGACTGATTTCCAATTCTTCCAAGACATTTCTTGTACTTTAATAGGAGATTGTGATGATGATACATTAGTGTCAGTATTTTTTGGTAAATATTCGCTTGCCAACATTTTACCGCATTTTGATGCAAATTGGTGCTGTGTTAATTTACCATCTTCAATTTCTTTAAAATTATCCAATATAGAATACATCATTTTAAAATTCATTGTATTTTTACTTAAAAAACGAAATATATCTGGACAATATGTATGCAAAAAATTACAATTCTCCTTTAATAATTCTTCCATTTCTATCGGTGTTAAATTCTTATTTTCTTCAGCATTTAATAATCTTTCCATTTCCACCACATCTTCGCGAACAATATCACCATGTTTTGTAATACGAATCATTTCCGTATAATCAGTTGTTTTATGTTTAGAAGCCAAGTCATTTATCGCATTCATCTCATCTTTATTAAAATATTCAGAATCGTCCATTTACACGAATAATAATATATATATATTAATTAATTATATATTATTATAAGTATATAAACCCATTTTTTTATATTTTTAAATGTCAGCAACAGCAAATTTAACCAAACAAGCAAATATTGTCGCGAATTCTTCATCCATCGTAAAAGGATTCAATTATACTCAAAATAACAATGGTTTTATCCATACATCAATATATGTAAATATGACCAAAAAATTAGTATATAAATTAAATTCTCCTAATGAAAGCTTATACATTCCAAATGACATATATTTAGGTGGTGACGTTATCATGTATACTCCAACCACTACTCAATCATTATTAAATACAATTGCTGATTTAGAAGCACGAATTGTAGCATTGGAAAATCCTTAGTTCCCAGAGTTCCCAGAGTTCCCAGAGTTTAAAAAGGCGGATCATTTAAACTAACTGATATTTTATTTAATGCGTTTGAATTATTCACAAATAATTTTAATAATTCACCTGATATAAATCCTACAATAATGAATATAAACGCATTTGTAATTAAATTGCGTATTAAATTAGGATTATTTTCTTTCTTTTTATATTGAATTATATATTGTACAATAGTATATATTGTTATAGTTAAAATTATTAAAAATAGATGTGCTGATTCCATTTACAATTAAAAAAATATATTATATTATATACAAATATTTTATTTTATTTTTGTAACGCACAATTGTCATTTTTTAATTAATTTCACTTTTTAATTCTTATTTTATTTAATTATATTTATAATCCATATATTGAAACATTATTAAAGTATACATTGCTTTCATAATCAATTATTTAAATACTAAAATAAATTGTTATTATTATTGTTATTTAAAATAATTTTTATATTGGTCTGTTATTATTTTTTTTAATTATTTTCCATTTCATATTTTAAGTTGGTTAATATATGAAAATTAACTTAAAGATATGATACTACTATTATTGTATGTCGCAAATAGTAATGGATAATGCTGATGAAATGACTGTAATTAAGCGTGATAAATCGGTTAAAATAATTTCATTTGATAAGATTTTAACAAGAATTAAACGGTTGGGTTCTGAATTTAGCATTTCACTAAATTATACAATGCTTGCTATGAAAGTAATAGAACAACTATATAATAATATTACCACCCAACAAATAGATGAGTTTTTAGCCGAACATTGTGCTGTTTCTTCTACTATTCATCCGCATTATGGTATTTTGGCAAAAGCACTTATTATTTCTAATCACCAAAAAAATACAAAAAATAGTTTATTATATGTATGTACTGTATTATATGATAATAATATTAATCCTAAAATCAATACTAATTATTTTAATCTGGTATCTGCTAATTATGAAGAATATGAAAATATGATTGATTATCAGCGTGATTATTTGATTGATTATTTTGGGTTTAAAACCTTGGAAAAGGCATATTTATTAAAAATGAATGGACAATGTATTGAACGTATCCAACATTTATGGATGCGTGTAGCAATTTGTTTGCACGGCAATAACTTTGATAAAGTTAAAGAATCATATGATTTACTTTCACAAAAATATTTTATTCATGCAACACCCACATTATTTAACGCAGGTACTCTTAATCAACAATTAAGTTCTTGTTATTTATTAGCAATGGAAGAGGATAGTTTAGATGGAATTTATAATACTTTGCATGATTGTGCGTCCATTTCCAAGTATGCGGGAGGAATTGGATTACATATTCATAATATTCGGGCAGCTAAGTCGTATATCCATGGAACCAATGGAAATACTACAAGTATTGTACCAATGTTGCGTATGTTTAATCAATCTGCTCGTTTTATTAACCAGGGTGGAAAACGCAATGGAAGTTATGCTATTTATTTGGAACCGTGGCATGCAGATATTGAGTTATTTTTAGATTTAAAAAAGAACCATGGCGATGATGATAGTCGGGCACGTGATTTGTTTTATGGACTATGGGTTCCTGATTTATTTATGGAACGAGTGCATAATAATGAAATGTGGTCATTGTTTTCAAATGATGATGCTCCTGGTTTGCACGATGTATGTGGTGATGAATTTAAGGCATTATATTTAAAGTATGAAGAAGCAAATAAACAACGAACGCAAATATCGGCACAAACGTTGTGGTTAAAAATATTGGATTCGCAAATGGAAACAGGAATGCCTTATTTGTTGTATAAGGATGCTTGTAATATAAAGAGTAATCAGCAAAATTTGGGAACTATTAAAAGTTCTAATTTATGTTGTGAGATTATTGAATACTCTGATGATAAGGAATCGGCAGTATGTAATTTAGCAAGCATTGGATTGCCCACATTTGTATTGCCTGATAAAACATTTGATTTTGACAAACTATTATCAGTGGTGCAAGTAATTGCTGAAAATTTAAATAAAGTGATTGATATCAGTTTTTACCCAACAAGCAAAACATCTAATAGTAATTTAAAACATCGTCCTATTGGAATTGGAGTACAGGGATTGGCTGATGTATTTTTATTAATGGATATGCCATTTTGTAGCAAAGAAGCAAAGGAATTGAATACACTTATATTTGAAACAATTTATTTTGGGGCTTTAACAAAAAGCTGTGAATTGGCACATATACAAGGACCCTATTCATCTTACACGGGTTCTCCTGCTTCAAAAGGGTTATTACAGTTTGATTTGTGGAATGTTGTGCCTTCTACCCGATATGATTGGGATGGATTGAAAAAAAATATTGAATTATATGGATTACGCAATTCATTGTTAATAGCACCAATGCCAACAGCAACTACATCACAAATATTTGGATTTAACGAGTGTTTTGAGCCAATTACAAGTAATATGTATAGTAGGAGTACATTGGCTGGGGAATTTATGGTAATTAATAAATATTTAATGCAAGAATTGATAGAATTAGATTGTTGGAATACAGATATTAAGCAAAGTATAATTGAGCATAATGGAAGTATTCAGCATTTAACGCAATTGTCGGAACATGTGCGTGAAAAATACAAGATTGTGTGGGAAATGAGTATGAAGCATATTATTGATATGGCGGCTGATAGAGGTGCTTTTGTATGTCAAAGTCAAAGTATGAATTTATGGCAAGCAAATCCTACTTATGCTTCATTAACAAGCATGCACTTTTATTCATGGAAAAAAGGATTGAAAACGGGCATGTATTATTTACGTAGAAAAGCTGTTCATCAACAACAGCAATTTACAATTGAGCCTGGTAAAACAACTATGGTTAATAATACAAAAGTAGATGATCCCGAATGTGAAATGTGTTCCGGGTAATTGTTTCTTTTTATTTTTTTATATAAAAATTTAGTAATAAATTGGTAATAAATTGGTAATAAATTGGTAATAAATTGGTAATAAATTGGTAATAAATTGGTAATAACTTATAATATGTTTGTCTTAATAAATAGATAATTAATACAAATATATCACTTTTAAACATTGCAAAAAATCTTACTCAATTAATTACATAATAAAATTTATAATATATATTATTATTATTTTTTTAAATAATATATATATTCTAATTGTATATTAAAAAGTATAAGCAAATATATATATATGAGTTTACTATCAAATAAAATTATTGAATATCCTGTTTTTTCTATTTTTGAATTAGACAATCAAGGATTACCTAGATATGCCCACATATTTTACAACCAAGAATATATTCCTGAAAATACTGATTTATCATCATTATATAGCAAATATAGAACTAATAATAAAACCGAATTAACCCTTTTAAAAAAAATACATGTGCCATTGTCTGATTTGGATAAATTGGATATTAATCATATATTTTTTATTAATGTCCCAATATATTACGACGATACTATACAAACAATATCCTTGAAATTATATAAGGAATTGAAAAAAAAATCAATTAATGCTATTGTTCCTGAGGAAATGTATTTTTTTGGAAAGATTAATAAAATACAATATACATCTAATATATTCAACACTTTGTCTCTAAATGATTCCCAATTAATATCACACAATAAACTATTTGCTTATTTATCCAACTTTCCAGACGTACATATGCCAAGTGAAATAAAATCGCATTATACTTTTGAAGATATTTTAAATCTAAATATTGATGGTCTTCAACCCCAATATTTTCCTGCGGGACAATCTATTTATAATGATTTGGGAATTATTCAATCATATAACCCATATTCCACATTTTTAACAACCATAAATAACCCAAATTATAATAATAATAATAATAATAATAATAATGAAGACATATATGAACCAATTATTTATTCTACATCAGCTGGTGTAACTAATTATAAATTGGAAACCACATTTATTAGTACAAATCCAATCAATCAATTACTATTTAATAGTGGAGAATATATGCAAAATACGCTTTATTTATGCAATGCTCGTGATTATATGAAAACAGTTCCCATATATAACCAATCGTTAATGTATCGTTTATTTTTTCCACGATTATACAACCATTGGCTTGTAAAAGAACAAGAATTAGAAGCAAACCAAAACGACATTACAATAGATATATCTGGTTTTAAAGAATCAGCAAATACACAATTATCAATTTTAGACAAACAAATACCTATTAAAAAAAAAATAATTAAAAATGTAAATAATCAAGTATGGGGAATTTCAAATATGACTATTAGTATGAACGTATCTATATTACAAACAAACACAATAAAATTACCAATTAATGATATATTCAAACGTTTTAATACAACTGAATGTGTCCCTTTATTAAAATACAAACCAGTAAGTATTCGTAATATATCAGTATCCAGCAGTAATAAATATAAAATACATACATTTAAAAACAATGATATTACTAATTCTAAAATACCAACTATATCTAAAAAATTATTAACAAACATAATGAAAATTAATACATTAAGTAATTCGTTATTTTTCTATATTCATTTGGACTCCAATATAAATTATAACAATACTATGATTTACTGTGTATTACACGAAACGGGCAAGTTTGATATATATACTTATTATCAAGGGGGAGTATCACTTGAACATATTAATAACGATGTATTAAAATATGTAAATCCAGTATTAAGTCAATGTTCTGATATATTAAAAAATGTCGGATTAGAATTAATATTATTCAATTCTTTTGATGTTACTCCTTGTACTGTAAATTACACTTTAATCACTGATTTAGAGACTTCAAAAAAAATATCTTGGAAAATATCTCCACAATATAACAATTATTTTATAAATACCCTATCAAATGAATTAATATACATAAATGTTGATAATTTTAATAAATCTGAATCTATAACACAATATATTTTATGCTATTTAAAACAAAACCAACATAACCGATTATCAAAATCCATTATTAATAACATTATTAAAAATACATCAATTAATTTTAATATTTCAATTGATTACGCAACTACATTGTGTAATGATATTATTCTTTCTGTAAATGCTAATGACACAGGTATGTATTCACAATGCGTGTCAATGAATTCTTTAACACCACAATTAGGATTTTATGTATCATCATCAAAAAATAATAATAAATTAAATATTTCAATTGCTAATATAAATTCATTAAATTACTTGCATTTTTTACCTAATTATTTAATAAATTGTTTATATGATTCTCAGGAAAAAATTATACATAAAGCAATTATTAATGATGATATTGGACAGGAAGAAGTTGTCATAATGAATATGGATATGAATAAACAAGAAGATGAACATATAAATAGGTTGGATGAATTATTAAATGAAATGGATTATGTTGATAATAATAATGATGTAAATAATGTGGTAAGTGAATTGGATAATGAAATTGAAAATGATAACTTAAAAGTGCTTGAAAACGATGATTTATTCCTGTTTATGGACGATGGAAATAATATGGATGAAGAGGAGGAAGACGAGGATGAAGAAGATGAAGATTTAATGATTGGTGGTGATGCGGATAATTCTCGCAATTACTTTCAAAATCGTATATTTGAAAAGGAATCCTTTTTAAAGGATTCTAATTATTCTAAAAAATGTCAATCAAGTTCAGGTAGGCAACCTGTGGTATTAAGCAAAACTGAATATGATAAACATGTGGAAGAAGGATTATTACCAGCGGGAGATGACAAATCAGTATTAAGTTGGGGAACGAATGAAACGAATTATTATACTTGTCCGCAATATTGGTCATTCAAGGAAAATAAAATTATTGACCCAAAAGATATTCATAAATATAAAAATAACATGTATATTAGCGGACCTATTACTGATACACGATATGTATATGATTTTAAGAGACAAGGTCCATTGGATCCAGGATTTGTAAGTTTATCTGAAAAAGACACTAAATGTATGCCTTGTTGTTTTAAAAATATACATACATCAACGAAACAAAAAATTATCACTCAATGCAAAAATAAACATAATAATAATAATAATAATAATAATAATAATAATAATAATAATAATAATACAGAAGAATTACCTGTTGCGAATAATATGGTAGTTAATAGTAATATAAGTGAAAATGATGAAAATGATGTGATTGAACGATTAGGACAGGAGGACCATTTATATATTAAACAATCAACAAAATTTCCATTGGGAACAAATCGTTTGGGTTATTTACCAGAAAATATTACGTTATTATTTAATCAATCATTTAATTTTAAATGTAATGTAAATTCTAATGATTCATCTTGTTTTTTAAGACGGGGTGTAGAATATAGTAAAAATAAATCATTTTTAGCTTGTTTATCATACATATTATTTTCAAACAACAATAATATATCTATACCAACAATAACTGAGTTTATAGGCATATTAATAAAAGCAATAAGTATTACTAAATTCGTAAAGGCGTTTAATGGAAACTTGCCAAAAATGTTTGCACCTTTAAAATGGAACGAACATTCGTTTGAAAATATTGAAATAAATATTTATATACGTCGTTATTCAAATGAACTTGATGAATTGCCTGATATTTATTTATTAAAAACCCTAAACCAAAAAAATATTAAAAAACGATATTTAATACAATCTTATTTGCATTTTTTGAAATTTTTAAATAATAAAGATTCTATAATTGATTATACATTTTTATGGGATTTTATTGCTGAACCTAATTCATTATTATTTAACGAGGGTGTAAATTTAATAATTTTTAAAATACCTGAGATGAATATTAATGATAATATAGAAGATAAAATGAAAATGGGTTTTATATGTCCTACAAATCATTATACAAACAAGAAATTTAACAAAGAATTGGATTCTATTATATTATTTGAACACGATAATTTTTATGAACCACTACTTTACCGAATAGAAAACGAATCTACTATTACTTATTATAAATATTACAAACATAATTCATCTATTCAATCTATACATGATTTAATTAATAAATTAGTTATTCCTACCATTAATAACTATTGTAAGCCTACTATACATGACAATAATAATAATTATTCATATGTTGCTCCTTTATCAGCTGAATTGTGGATTAATTTATTAAATAAACTTGGTTTTTCAAATAATTCCATAGAATTAGTATTAAATCCGTATATAAATAAGATAGTTGGATTAATAGTTGTTTTTAAAGATGATGAAGATATTACTACTTTTCCTTTATGGATTCCATGTTATCCAGGAAATAGCTTACAATATGAAGATATTGATATAATAAATATTGAAGAGGTGGTATTTAATACGACTGCTTATACTATGAAAAAGTATGTATTATTATATGATAAGATTGAAAAAATGGAAAAGGTGGAAAACGATTTAATTAATGTAAATATAACGGAACAATTGGAAATATTAAAAGTAGTATTGAATGAAGATATAGTGGTTGGATTGTTACTCAAAACAAATTTATTCATTCCTTTTGGAACAGATTTGTATAAAATCAATGAATTTACAGATAATTATCCATTTACCAAAGAATTGCCCGTAATTAATTATACTTTGATAGATAACTACAATATAAACTCTACAAATTTAACAGGTGCTAATTTAACCGATTATCAATTAAGTTATGCTTATACTAATAATTTAAAAAGTATAATGGATAATACAAAGGTATTCAAGGTAAAATTATTCACAATGTTATTTACTATTTTCAGAAATAAGTTAAGGTCATTATTGACGGATAAAACATATTTTACTTATAAATTGACAATGCAAAATATACTTAATGATGTTACATTAATGTATTCAGATAAAATGATTAAAGTAAGTACATTATTACAACAGTTGGGTAATACAAATAATATGATATTATTTACAGTAAATAAGCAATTGTATGCGGATTTTAATAAATTAAATAACATACAAATAAATACATTACAATCATTAATAACAAAAGGGGATAAAATACATATACCTGTTATTGATGATAATAAGAAAATAATAAAATTAATGTATTATAATAAATTGGCAGACCAGTTAATAAGGTTTATATATATTCGCCATTATGTGATGAAGCCTTTTAAATATTCTAATATAACACCAATAAATACAATTATAAATGATGATGAAATATTGATAGACCAGTATATGCTGACGAATGAATATTTACAAAAGTTATATAATCCAAATGAAATTGAAAATATATTAGAAACAACTTATGACACAACAACCCCACAAAATACTACAATTGTTAAACAACAAGTTGATTATGTGTTATAATATGAGTACCCTAATCTTCCTGGGAATCGCCAAAATACCAAGCATATAATATGAGTCCCCTAATCTTCCTGGGAATCCACTGTTATTTACATAATATAATTTGGATTATCTGTAATCATCATTCCACAATAAGATTCAGGTGTTTGATTATAATTGCTTGATTTATATATTTGCCCTTCTTCCGCACATTGTAATAGAAATTTAAAATTATCCCAAAATTCTTGCTTATGTCCATGATTTACAGATGCTACATGAGCCAATTCGTGTATAGCCACAAAAGTCAAGGTTTGTAAATCTACTATATCTTGATCAGCATTACTCATTACATTTTTATAATTTTCATCCGTACTGCTTATACTATTATTAATTGATTTGTATTTATTCAAACAAAATGCTATTGATTTTCCTTTTGAACGGCTATATGCTGTATGATTACTCGTTGGCAATATTTCTTGTATATTGTTTGGATTATATCGTTTCAATAATAACCTTGTTCTACTATCATCAGGATAATTTAATTTCATATAATGAACTAATAACGTACAATTATTTGCTACTTTTGATAATAAATTTGCTGATTTTTGCATTCGTACCATATCAATTATAGTTGTGTCTTCTCCTTTATTGTTTATGATAGTTTTACTACGTTTTTGAACACAATATGTATTTCCATCAATATTTGACTTTATACACGATAAACGTGGTTGTAATAAATACCACAATATGGCTAATATAATAATAATAGCAATTGTAATAAACATATTCATATATATTAATATAATTATTAAAATTTATTAAAAAAGGACATTTAACAGAAAAAAAGGAAGATTTATTAAAAAAATGAAATTTATTTTTTTAAACAATAAATAAAAATATCCAAACAAGTCTAACACACTTTCTAACAGTAATAATGTCCGTCCAAACAAAATCTCTTCAACAGCTGGTGTCCATGGTGTATCGCAACGGACAATTAATTCCTCGCAATTCAACCACACAAGAATTTAATGATTTTAACGCACGTAAATTTACTAAAAACCCTGAGCCAACTCTACAAGAATTAGTCGCTCAGGCATATACTCGCACTCACGCCGACTTATCCTCGGAAATTAGCCCCACTATCTTAGGGTATATGAGTGATATGGTGCATTTTCCGCCCAAATATAACAATATTAATGATATTACCAAAAAAATGAGAATTTCTATGAACCTAGTACTTGATTATATGAATCGGGATTATGTTTGCGATTTTATTTGCAAAGATATCACCACTCAATCGCAATTGCCATATTTTCACAATTTACCAATGCATTCTCACCAAACTTTTAATAAATTGCACAAAATTACTTCCAAAGTACAAGCATACAACAAACTACACAATATTGAGCAATATAACCACTTAAATAATTTGTTGAACAAACGCGAATTTATCTAAAAATAAAAAATTAATAAAAATTCATAAAAATTAATAAAAATTCATAAAAAATTCATAAAAATTCATAAAAATTCATAAAAATTAATAAAAAATTCATAAAAATTCATAAAAATACATAAAAATTCATAAAAATACATAAAAATTCATAAAAATTCATAAAAATCAAAAAAATACATAAAAATTGTTTTTTTTTGTTTGTTTTAACTAATAAAATTATATTTATTTTTCATCAAAATCAGTAATAATTAAACAATTCGATGTATCTACATAATTTTTATTCCATTTTTTACATACTCCAAATGTTAAACGATGCCATTCACTTACACCATACTCGGCAATTCCTTCTAAATGCTTTTTAGCACCATATCCCTTATTTGATGCTAAATTATATTTTTCCTGCAATTCAGGATATTCTTGACATAATTCCAATATATATTCATCTCTGGCTACTTTTGCTAATATAGATGCCGCAGCAATAGAACAATATGAATTATCTCCTTTAATTACACACATTGCCGGCACTGTAACAAATTCATCATTTTTATGATAATCAGGCAATTGTAATGAATTAAAATGATTCCCATCAATCAAACATAAACAATCAGTTATATTAATTTCTTTTTTATCTTGTAATGTATTAATACATTTTCTAATTGATTCATGCATAGATAATTGTGTAGATTTTAAAATATTATATTTGTCAATAAACGAAGCATCTTTTTGTGAAATGCTCCAACTTACTGCTATTTGTTTAATTAATTCTGATATTTTATATTTAATGGAATGTGTAGTTAATTTCTTACTATCTTTAAGCAAATCATAAAATTCTTGTTCACGCATAATATCATCATGTGTCCATATCTTAGGCAATACAACCGCAGCTGTATAAACAGGTCCAAACAATGGACCACGACCTACTTCATCCACACCAATTTCAAAAATATCCAAGGAACTGTCGTAAAAATAAGCAAGATTTTGAGAGTTGTATTTAATTTCTGGTGATTGTTGCAACATTATTTAATATAGGACATAAAATATATTAAATAATGTAATAAAAATAAAATACAATCATTTTTTTATAATTGCCATGATATGGATGAACATTAAAAAAAATGATTTAAAAATAATAATCATTATATTTAATATTAACAAAATAAATATCAATGTCTGTTGTTAAACCATCACTACATATTGTATCTAATTTAAATGAATTTCCGACGGAAAAGGCGTTGCGTAATTTATTAGAATTGAAATGGGGCAAAATTAAAAAGATGAGATATATTATGAATAAATATACTACACCATTAAAACCTGTTTGTGTATTTGTTGATTTTTATAAATGGCATAATACCGATTACCAATCCAAACTACTTGATGGAAAACAATTGAATTTAATGTTGTCGTTAAATAATGATAAAATTCATTATTTACAAATTGAAGCAGTCCATGGAGGCATTAAAACATAATATATGAAATAAATTTAGAATATGCTAATATGCTAAAAATGAACTTAATTGATTAAATAAAATATTAAATTGTGATTTATTTAAATTAATAATTATAAAAATTGTTTTTTTTACAGCGTACCATTGTAAATAATTATATAATTATTTTATTATTATTTTATATAATCGTATTAAAAAATAGACTTAAAGGAATCGCATTATAATATGTATAGAGTTGATATTATCATAATGGATAAAATTACTGACAAGCAATATACTGGACAAGTAAAGTGGTTTGACAAGCAAAGAGGAATTGGTTTTATTACCGTAGTGGGTGATTCTCCTTTTAAGGTAGATATTTTTGTGCATAATTCTCGTATTATGGCGGATGGATTTAGATACCTTGTAACAGGAGAGTATGTCGAGCTTACGGTGATTTCATCATCAAATGATAAGTTTGAGTATGAAAGTACTGATGTTACAGGAATTAAGGGTGGGAAGTTAATGTGCCAAATTAGAGCAGAAAATTCGGAGCATAGACATAATTAATATTTTTAAATAAAAAAGTGTATATTGGTATGGATAATAAAATATAAAAACAAAAAATTTAAATAAAATATAATATATGAATGAATTAATATATTTAATTAAAAATATATTAATAAATATATAAAAATAATAAAAATAATAAAAATAATAAAAATAATAAAAATAATAAAAATAATAAAAATAATAAATATAATTAATTTAATTAATTAATAATAATACGTTTATTATATATATAAAATAGAATATTAATATATTATGGATTCATTGCCCTCAGTGCCTTCATTACCCACAACAACATCTGCTTTTGATGGATTAACCACTTTTATACGTGAAAATGCCATTTTAATGTTAGTAATATTTACAATACTATTAGTTTCTTCTTATCTAAATTTTAATTTTTTAAAAACGTTATACCAAAGTATGAAAAATATTGTATATTTATCCGCAAAAGGAACTTCTGACGTGGTTGAACCAGGACTTGACCAGATACAATTACTCACAAAACCAGAATATTATAAACGTCAGCTAAATAACAATGATAGTGATACCACACCACAAATACAGCAACAACCACAGCAGCAGGTACAACCACAGCAGCAGGTACAACCACAGCAGCAGGTACAACCACAGCAGCATGTACAACCACAGGTACAAGAGCAACCACAGGAAGAAGTGATTCAGCTTTCAGTTGAACAGCCCAATACGGAAGGATATTCATCATTGAAACCAATGACTAATAAAAAAAAATTATCTCTATACACATGTACAAATGACCAGTAAAATTAATACTTTTAAACTCTTAAAAAAACTAACAATTAGTTAAAACAATTAATACAATATATAATTATATTAATAATAATTATATAATGTTATATAAGCTATTTTTACATAAACCATCTACGAAATATATATTTAGCAGCGTACGAAACATAAAAACCATGCGAACTAAAAGAACACATAATATTCAAATTATAAAAACTAAAAACATAAAACCTTATAAAAATAGTATTAATTTTATAATGAATTTAGTTATTTTTCATTTAGGTTTTGGTATTTATGGATTTACAAGAGGATATAGGAGTAAAGATATAGATATATATAAATATGACTATGAAACTGATAAATTTGCATATAAAAATAGATTAATTATTCATAAATTTTTATATGGATGTATGTCATCAATATATTACGGAATTCCAATTGTAAATTTAATATTTGTGTCAAATTTATTGGGTAGATTAGAAGTATATTTTTTAAATACCAATATTGACGATTATAGTATAATTTGGTACGAATTTGGTGGAAAATGTAAAGATATTATTTAATTATTATTATTATTATTATTTTACAAGTAAGTTTAAATAGTTTGCGAATTATTTAATTATATAAACAATTAATATTAACATATACTTTTAAGAGATATAGATATTATATATAATATGAATAATTTAGAACATATCTATTATATTAATTTAGAACAACGTACTGACCGCAATAAACATATTTTAACAGAATTAAACTCCATAAATGCCACGAATTTTACTCGTTTTAATGCTATATCACATGAATGTGGTGCTCTTGGATGCTCTAAAAGTCATTTAACACTCCTTACTATGGCAAAGGAACAGCAATTGCCATATATAGTTATTTTAGAAGATGACATTACTTTTAAAAATCCGGAATTATTCAATCATACTTTACATACTATATTAGAACGACATCCAATAAAAGAATCAGCATGGGATGTATTAATGCTGGGTGGAAATATGCCAAATACAAATAATTATGAAATTGATGATTTATGTATTCGTACCACACAATGTTTAACTACTACAGGATATATAGTAAAATCGCATTATTACGATACTTTAATAACAAATATTAAGAATGGAATTAAATATTTAGAAAAATTTAATGGACGATTAAATATGTTTGCTATTGATACTTATTGGCAGCCATTACAGAAAAAAGATAATTGGTATGTATTATATCCTTTACATACTATTATTAAAAATAATACAATTGATGCAAATAATAAAAATGATGGAAATGATGAAAGAATTGGATTGGTGACACAATACGCAAATTATAGCGATGTAGTAAATAAACACATTGATTATAGTGCTTTATTTTAAATTGATACCACATCCATATCTGTATTAGATTTATTAGATTTATTAGATTTATTAGATTTGCTGGATTTTTTGGATTTGCTGGATTTGCTGGATTTTTTGGATTTATTAGATTTGCTGGATTTATTAGATTTATTAGATTTATTAGATTGAGTGGATTGAGTGGATATATCCATATCTGTATTAGATTTATTAGATTGAGTGGATTGAGTGGATATATCCATATCTGTATTAGATTTATTAGATT